AGAACAATTACATAAATATGCAAAACGAAATCCAATGTTATATAAATTAATTAAAATGAAACCAAAATGGGGAATTGATATATCAATAGATTACGTGTCGACAGATGCTGTATTTGAAGTATTTCATTACGAGTGGGATTCATTTGAGTATAATGCCATGGAAGATAAAAAATCTGAAATTGAAGAATTTATGTTAACTAAAGATTGGGATGATATTGCTAAAACATTATGGAAGAAAAAAGATGAATGGTATGACTTAGATTTCTTTGACCAAACTAAATGGCGAACTGATTATTTTAATTTATCACCGGAGAAATTTAAGAACGTTATTTGGAGTAACTGATATTTATATAAAATGAGAAGATTAAAGAATATATTAAAAGATACTATATTAGAATCAAAAAGTGATTATAATACTCCAGCTGCTATTTCTAAAGAAAAATCAATTGGTAATAAAAAAGTTAAGCCAGAAGATTCTATAACAGATTTAGATCTAAATACACTGAATAGAAATCAAACTATTAAAGAATATAGTTATGGACCACTTAATCCTGACGATGAAAAAGGTTCCAAAAGCTTTTGGCAAGACAAAGCAGATTTATGGAACACAACTATAGAAGCTGCGAAGCAATCTAAATGTTCTAACTGTGGGGCGTTTGATCAAAAGAGATCAACTCTTTCTAAAATTGAAAAAGCTATAGGCACTGATGGAAAAGCTATTGTTAAAAATGCTAATATTGGATTTTGTGAATTCTTTTGGTTTAAGTGTGCAGGAGCAAGAGCCTGCGATGCTTGGGTTGGCGGAGGACCTATAACATGATATCGAAAGGCCTAGGAGACGATATAAAAAAAATCACATCTGCTACTAGATTAGATAAATTAGCAGAACGAATTGCAGATTTAACGTCTAGCGATTGTGGATGTAAAAAACGACAAGAAAAGTTAAATAAATATCCGTCAATATTAAATAAATTTAAAAGGAGTTCTAAATGATAACTGAAGATTGTGGATGTGGAAATCATTCAAATAAACCAACTCATATGGCTCCTAAACAAAATACGTTAAAATCATTATTAATTAAACTAATGGCTGAGCGAATAGTTAAAGTAGATAATAGTTATGTTGTATATCCTAAAAATGGTGGAACAAGACTAGGAACTCATCCAACAAAAAAAGCTGCATTAAAACAATTAGCAGCAATTGAAATAAACAAATAGAAAAAAGGAATAATATGCCGTATCCAGGAGTTAACCCATGGGAGTTAACATTTAACAGTAGAAAAAGAAGATCTAGACAGCTGGTAGAAATCATAAATCCAGGTAAAGGATTTGCTCCAAGTGGTAAAATTAATGAATTATTAGCTGCAGAGGAATCAGAACGAGCTAAAAGATTATATGGAATAGATATAGCACCAGAAGATACATCTATATTTACATATAACACAGTAGATCTTCAAAAGAATCCGCCGCCAAGAAACATACCTAGTGAGCTAAAGAACACTTTTACTTTATTACCTCAAGATAGTAGTACTCCATCACTTACTAAAGCTCAAGGCATAAAAATTCTTCAGAATGCTATAGAAGGTCTGCGGGTAGCTAAAGCTTTTAAGTCTGAAGCAAAGTTAAAACAATACCTAGGAAAAGAAAATTTTCTTATAGGCGTTGTTTAATATAAGAACCATACGGCAACACGTATTAACCTATTAAACTAATTAAATTGATATTTATAATAAACCCCATATAAAGGAATAACATGGCAAACACAAGATTATCTAGAAACGCAGCAAGAAGCATATTGCAACAAGAGTTTTCTAGACTCGGAAGAATAGGAACAGCTCCTAAAACGGTAGCATTTCTTGCAAAACAATCCGGAATAACAAAGTATAACTTTAATAATTAAAGGAACATAATGGCAGACTCATTTAAAAAAAGAAAAATTGGTGAAGAAGATATGCTTCGAGAAGTAGACTTCTTCGACGAACGAGCGTTTGATAAACCTAGATTTAATGAAGAAAAAGAACAAGAATTTAGAAAGAGAAAAAATGCGGTTTCCCCACAAGAAGCAATTGCAACGTTAAATTTTGCTATAAGAAAAGCACTTGCTGAAGGAGCTGACCAGTCAGCAGCTGTTCTTGGTAGAATTAGAGAAGAATCGCTAGAGCAAGGAGTCGACTCAATTTTCGAAGGAATGGATTTTAATAAATTAAGGAATGAGAAACCGAGATTAACAAAAAAACGTCGTTTAAAATAGAGAAGGCTTCATGAAAAGAAAATCAGAATCATCTGCAGAAGAAGCAATTGCAACGTTAAATTTTGCTATAAGAAAAGCTACTTCAGACGGCGCAAAAAAAACAACGGAAGCTTTAATTAGAATTAGAACAGATTATATGTTATCTCTAGAAAACTTTGAAGGAGATTTTCCAGAAAATTTTGAAGGTAAAAGTCCAGCCAAGAGATTCAAGCCAGTATTAACTCCTAGAAAACGTAGATACAGTTAGACTATTTTAGTGATAAAACTTAAAGATATATTAACCGAAGAATTCAATAATTTTAAAGTTGGCAAAAATTTACGTGGAAGTCAATGGTTATTTGACTTTATTAAATACGAAGAAGGCCGGCCAGATAAAAAAAATGAACCCGCATTAAAATCATATAAAAAACCTGGAGATCGTTGGACAATTGGATATGGTCATACTATTGGAGTAACTCCCAATATGACTATTACAAAACAAGAAGCATTAAAATTCATGTATGCCGATCTAACAGATGCAGCAAATTGTGTTAGACGTATGTTTACAAGATGGGATGCTCAAAAATTAGATGTTCTAGTAACACAAGAAATGTTTGATGTATTAATTTCATTAGTGTTTAATTCTGGATGCGAAGGTTTGTTAAAATCAGACTTTATACAATTAGTTAAACAAAAAAAATATAAAGAAGCTGGTAAAAGTATATTATCGTTTCGAAAAAATAAGCCTGGGTTTTCTGGATTAACTCCAAGACGTCAGAAAGAAAGCAACCATTTTTTAACAAATCTATAGGTTGTATTTTTCCAAAAAAATTATTATAATATTATATGAGTGGTGATAATTACATTACTAAATTAATGATATCTGCAGTTGAAGAAATATCAGCCAATAAAATTGTCTGGCCGGATCATTGGAAATTAAAAGATAAAATTAAATTTTTTGATGGTATATTAATATGGTTAGAAAAAGAACAATTGTATGAACAATGTCAAATTATAATAGATGCCAAAAAGAAAATCGAAAAAATATAAAATAATGGTTATGAATGATTCTGTTAATTCATTTCAGCATGTACAAGTTTGTTTACAAGAAATTTGTGGGCATAACCAATATCAAGCTATTCAATGTACTAATATAATACATAATAACGGAAAATGCCAAGTATATATGAATACAAAAGATCAATGTATTAATATAGTAAAAGAATTAGAAACTCAAGGAATATTAGCAAAAATAGAAAAATGAAACTTTTAGATAACATACGCATAGGATTATACCATGCTGCATATCATAGAAATTTACGATATGCACAAGAGCAAAAACAAAGAAAAAATATTAATCAATTTAAAAAATATGTTTATCGAGCAGAAAATGCTTGGAGACGTTTAGTTTTAATACAAGAAAAATATAAAAATGAGTAAAAAAGCAACAATTGGAGCTTCTCCAAAAGATAGATCCATGGACATCATGGATAGATTCATTAAAAAGAATGAACGAAGAAATAAACATAAAGAACATCTACCAGGTAGAAGAAAAGATAAAGACGTTCCAATGGATCTTTGGCCATTAAAAGATCAACTAGAATATTGGGAAAATCAATCAGAAGAGCAAAAATTTGATAGAAAATATGGAAGTTATATTGATTGGATGGAAACTATAAAAGAGATAACAGGATATCCAGATCGATCGTTCATGGATATGATTTCCCCTGTTAAGCATAAAGAAAGAATGCGAGAAGTATATGATCAGAAGATATTGCCTAAACATGCATATCAAATGTTGTTAAAAGAAAAGATTTTGTGGGTGTAGATTATAAATATGTTTATGGACGTGGTAGATCTGCGTTAAACTTATCTGAATCAGAAATTCGGTATGCAATGGAAAATACAAAGTCTAATTCTGAAGCAGCTAGGTTTCTAAATGTATCATTTACCACGTATAAAAAATATGCAAGACAATTTATAGATTCTAAAACAGATAAAAACTTATGGGAGCTTCATAAGAATCAAGCTGGTAAAGGAATACGTAAAGACATTGTACAGGCAACAGCTGGCCCATATTCAATTGATAAATTATTGCAAGGAGAATTTCCAAATTACCCTGTATGGAAATTACGTAATAGGATATTAGCACTAGGTATATTACCAGAAAAATGTAATAGTTGCGGATATGAAGAAAGACGAATAACAGACGACACTACTCCATTATTATTAGATTTTAAAGATGGAGATTCGACTAATCATAGAATAGAAAATTTACAATTATTATGTTTAAATTGTTACTATATGCAATCAGGAAATCCATATAATAAAGATAAAGAAAAATACTGGAATTATAATTTATTAGAATAATATTTATATTAAATGCATGAGACTATAGAAATATCAGGCAAATATAGAAATTTAGTAACGCAATTAACTCGATTACTTTTAGCTCATATTAAAGTGTCTAAACATAAACGTTTAAGTTACGAAGTAATATCATTTAAAGAGATTATTAATAAAGACATTCCATTACATTTTTATTTAGGATTACAAACAAAATATACAAATAATCTTTACGTAACAGGCGACGCATATAATCCTACAGAACCATTTAGTAATCAAATACCTTATATAGAAATTTCTATAGGAACAAATGGTAACCTTCAACATCTAAATTACATTTCGTTACATGTATCTAACGCATTACGACATGAAATAGAACATATTACCCAAAGCGGATTAAACACATTACCAGGTAAATATTTACCAGACGATCAATTGTTACGAGAAACTGCTACTACCCAAGAATATCATTTGCTAAAAAAAGAAATACCAGCAATGCTCCATGGACTACATACTCAAGCAAAAAAAGAACGAAAACCATTTTTAGATAAACTCCATGAATATTTAGATGGAACATATTTATTAGAAAGTGATATTGATTCAATTAGAAGTATATGGATAAATAAAGCTAAAGAATTAAATTTAATTAATTAAATGATTAAACTAAAAGATATATTATTAGAAAAAGGTACTCGTTGTTGGAAAGGTTATACCAAAAAAGGTATGAAAACAATGTTTGGAAAACGTGTTCCAAATTGTGTTAAACGTGAATCTAAACTACCAGACGAAGGATTTTCTGATCCAGATCAAATGATAATGTATAAAGATGAAAGCATCGCGCCTAATCATGATGGAAAAGCAGCACCATATGGTTCAGGATATGATGAAATAGATGAAGATTTAAGAAATTGGTTAAAACAGAAATGGGTTCGTATTGGACCTGACGGTAAAATTCGAGGATCATGCGGAGGAAGAAAAAAAGGAGAAGGTAAGCCTAAATGTTTACCTATAGCAAAAGCTCGAGCATTGGGAAAGAAAAAAAGAGCAGCAGCTGCAAGAAGAAAAAGAAGAGAAGATCCAAATCCAGATAGAAGAGGTAAAGCTAAAAATGTAGCTACTAAATCTAAAAGAAAAAAATCATGATTAAATTAAAAGACATATTACAAATAAAAAATTTAGATGAGCTTATTTCTAACTTAGAAGAAAAAAAGAAAAAAGCAAAACGTGATAAATGCTATTATAAAGTAAAATCACGTTATAAAGTTTGGCCAAGTGCATATGCATCATTAGCATTATCTAAATGTAGAAATGTTGGCGCGGCAAATTGGGGTAATAAAAGTTAAAATAGAATAAGGATGTTGTAATGGAAGAAATAACAATATGTAAAGAATGTTCATTGTCATTGCTAGAAGATCTTAAAAATGGTCGATTGTCATTAGATGAAGCTGAATATAAAGGCAGAAAAGTTAAACTTGGAAAGCCAATGCGTGGTGATGTTAAAAAATTTAAAGTATATGTTAAAAATAAAAAAGGTAATGTAGTTAAAGTTAATTTTGGGCATGGTGGAACATCTGCAAAGAAAGCAGGACAAAAAACCATGAGAATTAGAAAATCAAATCCTAAGGCTAGAAAAAGTTTTAGAGCTAGACATAAATGTGATCAAAAAAAAGACAGAACTACTGCAGGGTATTGGTCTTGCAAAAAGTGGTAAAAATATTAATATTATGACAAATTCAGATATAATAGAAGAAATATTATTTAAATCTCATTCATTGCATATACAAAATGAAGTAATGGGATATGCAGAAACAATTATGAATGAATATCCTAAGATGGCTAAGGTAGATGCATATCAAAAAGCTTTCTATGAATTATCAAAAGATTAATTATGATTAAACTTAAAAATATATTAACAGAAGAATCAACTCAAAAAGAATTTGTCCCAGTAAAGTTGGATTGGAAATTTAAAGATTATGAGCCAGCATTCGATGCAGAGACAATGAAACTGCATTATGATAAACATTATAAAGGATATATTGATAAACTAAATACTGCTATTAAAGAAGACACCATACCTGTAGAGTTTAAAGAAGGACAGATGTCAGCAGCAAAAGTTATATTATCTGGAGTAACACAATACAGTGATGCTATTAGAAATAACGGCGGAGGATTTTATAATCATAGTATTTGGTTTAATCAACTTAATCCAGATGATAAAGGTAAAATAGAAGAGGGTAGTGAAATTGATAATCTAATAAAAGATCAATTTAAATCATTAGATAATTTTAAATCTGAATTTAAAAACAAAGCAACTAGTAATTTTGGATCTGGTTGGACCTGGTTGTTATATGATAAAGGCCAATTACACATAGCCAATACAGCTAATCAAGACAATCCATATATGGATGTAATAAATGAACCAGGTCATATACTAATGGGAATAGATTTATGGGAACACTCATATTATCTTAAGTATAAAAACGATAGAGCAAAATATGTTGATGCTTTCTTTGAATTAATATGTTGGAAATCTGTAGGGAAACGATTAGCATCTAATAAATTATCCAAATAAATAATTTTAACAAACGGTTGGATTTTATATCTTTATTTCTTATTATATAGAAAAAATAAGATATGAAAGATAATGAAATATATGGATCTGTTACCACCGAAGATGGTGAATACATAAAAGTTATTAGTACTAATGGAGATGATATCACGGATCTATTTAGAGATGATATGATTAAGCGAGCATATGAAAATGGAGAAGCTTTAAAATTTAATCCAACTAGTAAAAGAGGTAAAAGAATTGATCCAGATCAATTACCAAATACAAAAATTATTAAAAAGAAAAAAGAAGTAATAAAAAATGCAGATCCTGTATTAGCATTTATTAAAAATTCTCCTTCAATTAAGCCAGATCATTTAGAAATTACAGATATTAAATGGAAATATTTAATTAGATCTGCAGTTAGAGGCAAAAATATTATGATGGTTGGACCAGCTGGATCAGGTAAAACAGAAGCAGCAAAAGCATTGCCTACGGCAACTGATAGACCATTCTTTTATTTTAACTTAGGTGCTACGCAAGATCCTAGATCAACATTGATAGGTAATACGCATTTTAAGAACAACGAGACGCTGTTTGATGAGTCGGCATTCATAAAGGCTATTAAGACAGAAAACGCAGTAATCCTTCTAGATGAGCTGTCTAGAGCGCATCCTGAAGCATGGAATATATTAATGACCGTGTTAGACGAAGGACAACGGTATTTGAGATTAGATGAAAATATTAATGCACCATTAGTTAATGTAGCTCCAGGAGTATCATTTATTGCAACTGCGAATATTGGTACGGAATATACGTCTACTAGAGTATTAGATAGAGCATTAATGGATAGATTTGAAGTTATCGAAGTAGACATATTATCTAAAGAAAGAGAACATGTTCTATTAGGTAAGAGATTCGGAGACAAAGTTGAAGATGGATTGTTAGAATCTGTAGCAGACATTGCAGATGTAACTAGAAAAGAGTGGAGATCAGATGAAGGTAAACTAAGCACTATGATATCGACACGTATGACAGTTAGAATATGTGAGTTATTAGCAGATGGCTTTACTTTAGAAGAAGCATCTGAAGTAGGCATATTACCATTCTTTGATGCATCAGGTGGAGCTGACTCTGAAAGATTATTTGTTAAGCAAGTTATTCAAAAACATTTAGGAACGGCAGACGAAGATATATTTAATGTCGGAGAAGAAGAAAAAGTAGAATTATAAGAGTACGCAGCTATGCGTCAAATAGCATCTTTCATATCTTAAAGGAGTCAGACATTCGTATACGAAAAGCATTGGCTCCTTTTTAAAATATTGTTGGGTTCTTTGACATAATAAGAAAGGAAGCATATGGAAACAAATATGTTATTAGG